GTTGTATCTAATTTGAAGCGAGCACGAACGTCAGCAGTAGCACTGCCTTTAGGGATACCCTTACCGTTGCCTGAGAGGTCAGGTTCGTTCTTAGCCATGATTACTCCTGTTTACGCCATTTGCTCATTGCTGACCAATACGCTCTTTGGCGTACTGTCATCGTCTTAATATCCTTGAGCGTGAAGCCCTTGTAAACCGTGGCAATCGTATCGTACTCCCAATATAGTACTACTAAATCAGCCGAATAAAAGTGCGGCCCAGTTGAGCATGATTGGGAATGGTTGCTCGCAATGGGCGCAGAGGGCTTCCACCTCCTTGATTTCTGGCCCTGGTTGTGCTTCAGATAGTGCTTCAACAATCTTTGCTCGGTCTTTCATACCCAATTTTTTAGCCCATGCAACAGGGTCAGCAGGCTTTTTACCTTCTTCCCAAACAGCACAACGAGCAATTAAAAACGTATTTTGCTCAGGAATGCTTCTTGCTTTTAGTCCTACAAACTGACTGTCACTTGCAGTAACAAGATTGAACTGCATAATTGTTCCATCTTTTAGAGTTACCTTAAGCGGTTCCTTTGGGTCTTTATCTGACTTCTTTACTGGGAAGTCATTCAAGTCAATTTGTACATCGTTTGATTTAACGCAATGTGGGCAAATAATTTGGTATTCACGAAAGATTCCGTAAGTAGCACGAACTGTTTCCAAAAATAAAGCATCTCGGTCACCAATAATTAGGTTGTCAACCAACCCTGGATTCTTTGTAATGTCTATATTTCCAATGGAAACAACACTGCGCTTGAGCAGATGGGACATGTACTGTGCGTACAAAAGGTCGTCATCAGACTCAAGCGCAGCAAGTGCTTCTTCGTCTTCACCGTTTAATTCTTTTACAAATGCAGTTGTTTCCCACTCCCCTGTTTCCTGGTTTTTAAGTCCACGAAACAGTTCAATTTTTCCGTATGGAACTATTTCCATACGGGGTGTTGGGTCAGTAATTGCAGCGTTAAGCGACATTGCTTGTGCGTTGTTATCCATGTTTTCTCCTACTTGTATTTTTTTTAATTACTTAAGTTTAATTATGCTAGCAGTGCCTGCTCACCAGTCAATGCAGAGATTTCTTCAGGTTGCCATGCAATTTGGAAACCCTCATGGTGAAGGTTCATTTGCTGAATCATAATTCCGTTGTCTCCAGCGTTCAGGTCACTTAGACCGTATGCACCAGGCCAGCAGTTGTACAACCTAAATGCCAACTTTACGTTTCCTGGTATTACGTTTCTGTCTGCTGTGTTGTCGTACTGGTACTGAACACCAGATGCTGTGTATGGGTGGTCGTAAACTTTAACGGTTACGTCACAACGGTAGTTAGTTTCGTCACCCTTAGCACCTTGGTCAAAACCTTCTGTACCTGTTCCACCAACCCATGCATGCATGAACTTGGTCCACTTCCAAAGTTGGTCTTGTGACGCAAAAGCACCACGAGCAAATGACACTGCTGGGAAGTCTGACTGCCCAACCATCTTGTGTGGGTGAGTATTCATCCCACCTTCACGGTAAGCAATCAGTTCGTTCTGAACTGAGAGTCCACCTACTTGAGCAAAGCCAAGGTCACCAATACCAGTTAGGTAGTTAGTCAAGGCTGGACCAATAGGTGTAAAGCGTACTGTGAATTTAAAGTTGCGTAGAGGGTCGGTCCTCTGTGTTCTTGTTGCCATTGATATCTCCTAGATATTCGTGGTGACGGTGCTTCCACCAGTCCATTGACTGATGGTGATTACGATGAATTCGGCTGGTGACTGCAATGCAACTCCAACCTCAATGTTTACTGTTCCGTTTTCAATATCGTTTTGCGTGTTGTTAGTTGAGTTACAACGGACAAAGAATGCTTCCGTTGAAGTACGGCCCTTCAAACCACCTGAAGCCCAGAAGGTGTTCAGGAGTGAAGAAACACGCACCGTAAGGTCTGCCCACAAACGCTCATCGTTTGGTTCAAACAAAGCGCTTTGAGTGCTTTCCTTAAGAAGGTCCTTAAGGTAATTAAGTGAACGGCGAACTGTGATGTACTTCTCAGAAGTATTACGTGCCAAGGTGCGAGAACCATTGATAATTACTCCAACGCCTGGAACTACGTTAAAGAGGTTTAATTGGCTATCCTTGTACAAGTTACCTTGTTCGGTTTCTGTAAGGTTTGCTACCAAACCATACACGTTTCGGATGTCCAAACTATAGCCAGCAGGTGCTTTAGCAACACCACGGGTTACTTCTGAACGAACCATTGCACCAAGAACCGCACCACCTGGGTAGGTATTGCGGATAGCGGCAGCACCAGTTTTTGTTGGGTCAAACATTTTCATTGCTGGACCGTAAACTGCTGCGAAACCAGACTTGGTGTAAGGCTGTACTGCGTCAGCAAGTGCTTGCTTGTTTGTTGCGTTTAGTGGGGTATCAACAATCAACAACGAGTTTCCACGAGTTGACATCACCGTAATGGCATTGTTAATAATTGTTGATGAGGTTTGCCCAACAAGGTTAAACAAGAGTCCCGATGTAATGGTTTCGTGACGGGTAAGAGCAGTAGCCCAATCAACGGAATCAATTGCACCCACTCCCTCAGAACCGTTGGAGAACGTAGTAGTTGTTACGTAGTCATCAACACCAATACCAGTTACGGTAAGAGTTGCATTGCTAGCCACAGTTGCTACAGTTGAAGCACTAACATATGACGAGTAAAGGTCAAGAACGGTTGAAACATAACGGTAGTTAGCAGGGTCAACAGAAAGATTTGACCAGCGTTCTACTTCGCTACCATCAAGTTTAACTGTCAAAGTAAACAGCGAATTCTTGGTAATCTTCGGTGCTGATGACAGGTCTGTCAGTGTTTCTGTGTCAAAGGTGTAATCAACAGACAAGTCATTACCCCAGGTTCCAGGTGATTTGGTAATCAAGAGGATAAGGTTTGCACTACTTCCACCAGTTGGCGTTGCTGTCAAGGCGCTGTAAGCGTATGTTGACGTTGCATCAATTACACGGGTAACATAGGCTGCTTGACCACCGTTTGCAAAGTAGTGGTAGACAGCATAACCAAGGTCGTAGTTGATGTCTAATGCACCAAACAAACTGGTGTACTGTGACCATGTAGTCACAAGGGTTGGTGTCGTTGGTCCACGCTCTGCTGTGCCAATAAATGCAGCAGAAGTAGGTCCATTCGCAGTTGTCAAATTGGTTGCAAACGTACCTTCCTGTACGTAAACTCCTGGGCGTTCGTATGCCATTATTACTCCTAAAGTGTAAAGGGGATTGGAAAAAACTTACTCATTGAAAACATGCAGTTGAGATGTAATTGTACTATTAATTTGGGTAACGGGTTCTGTACCTGTCAGAGCATCAAGGTCTTGACCTGTGATTTCTGCGGACATTTTGAGAGTTAATACCTTACGGAATATGCGCTTTCGGTAACCCGATTCCATATCCAGCAAGTCTGCGTTGGTCCAGTCCAGCATGTCAAAACGGCGTACCGTTCCGTCTGCTGGTATGTTTATGGAGTTCCAACGAAATGGGGCGACTTTTCTAATAATCCCAGAAGTCAATTGTCTGTCATGTAGGGCAGACCGTGTATAAATAGATACCTGATAAAGCAGGTCTACTGGGATAAAGTCGTCAAAACTAAGGATGCTGGTGCTTGCTGAAACACTGGCGCTTTCGCTAGGCCAGTAGTTAACAAACGCAGGGCGGTCTTCATATAGCCCACTACCTGTGGTGTCTATGTACGCACCTTGGTCAGACAACTGGCGTTCTGTAGCATGAAGAACGTCAATAAGTTCTACCGTAATAAATGGGTAGTCTCGCTCTGTTTCTCCTTCTGGGTAACGGAAAAAGACCTTTACTGGGCGGCGTTCATTACGGTCATCGGTGACATACAGCCCACTAAAACGTGCTTTAATAGCCTCGTCTTCGGCAAGGAGAAACCCAGTCCGCATTAGTTCAACCCACCTTTTCCAGTGAGTTTGTCAAGTTTTTTGTTAAGGCTTAACTCTAAGCGTTTAGCACCCTTCATACATTCTTTGCGAAGAATGGATTGCGCTGGAGGACCATACTCTATTTGGACAGCCTTTGGTCCAGATTTACCATCAACCAAGTAGGAGATGGTTTCATCTGAGTTATTGTAATTAAGTTTAAAGTCTTTTACTAATGCTTTGTACTTAGGGTCACTTAACACAAGACCTTCTTTGGCAATCTTATGCTCTTCGGCTAGGCTGGCGTTTACAGCGTCTTCAAGGTATTCCTGAAGGTTCATTATTAAATCACCAAAGAAAAGAATTGGGGAAGGGACACCTTCAATAATCTTTCTAGAACTGGAGACAGAAATAGGCGCAGATGCACGTTTGCCAACCATTGGCACTCCTTAGTTCTAGGCGATGTTTGCATGCCGCACGGCATACATATTTAGTTTACCAGGAATGTTGGAAGCGTAGAAGGCCAAGGCAAATCATGGATTTCCATTTGTTCTGGACCTGGGTCGTTTGGCATTTCTTGGTCAACATAAACTTCAATACCTTCAACAACGATGAGCACATCATCTGTTGCACGACCACGAACACGGTACATAGATACAGCGTAGTAACGAGCATCATAAAAGAACATGTCATTTAAATGCCTCTGATACTCAAACGGTTCAGTCATACCAGCATCACGACAGTCTTCAATTGACAAAACAGCGTTGACAACCTGCACTGGTTGACGACCTTCTGGAATTGCTCGCTTGGTATCTTCAGTCTCAGTAATCATCAACACAGGTAGAGTTACCCCTGATTTATATGCTTTACCACCAGAACCGTATGGCGCTTCATCGTAAACATCATCTATCACGCTGCCAGCGCCAAATGGTAGAAACTCAAACCACGTAATATGTTCACCTACGCTGCGATGGTGCTTACGATACTGCTTCCGTATTTGTGCTAATTCTCTACGGGGGTCCACGGGTTACCAACCAGTAATCGGTGCGGTTGAATACCCTTGTTGAGGCTCAAGGTCAAGGTACACATCTTCACGAAGTGGTTCATCGTGGTCTTCAATCTTAATGTCGCCTGGGTTAATTTCAGGGAATTGTCTTTCTATTGGACCGTAATCACCCAACTCACGTGCTTTATAAATCGGAACAAGGTATCCAGTTGTTCTAGAAACACGGCGAAGATTCATTATTTCAATGCGTTCAATACCAATATTTAGAGCACGAGCCTGTGCTTGGTAGTTGCGAGTCCAGTAATCCAACATGGATTGAACCATTCGGAAACGCTGACTGGCAGGGATATGCACAGACTCTGATGTCGTTACGTCAATGTCACGACTGTACTCAGTTAATAGACCCCACAAAGTTTCAACCACTGTACCCATACCAATTGTGTCTAAAACAATTGGGGCAACAAGTTCTAGTGGGGTGTCTAAGTTGTATGTATGTTGCTCAATAGAGTGACCAGCAAAGTACTCTAAGTCTTTTGGAAGAACCCATTCGTAATAATAACCTTCTACCATTATCTTTGTAGTAGAAGAAAAAGAACGATTAAATCTTATAATCCCATTTCTATCATCCAGTGAATAGTATGTAGACGCAGATGTATCGGATGTAATCTCAGTTGGGCTGCCGCCTGTTGGGTATGAGGCTATCCACAAAGAACTTTGTTCAATATTAGGGTTACCTAATTCATAGGTTCTACCCACAGCGTCAAAAGATACCTGAAAGAATTTAGGGTAATCACGAAGATATGTGCGAGCAATCTCCACAATCTTTTCAACTATTGCGTGTGAGTGGTTAGCATGCATAGATATAGTTTACTTTACTATTGGTCGCCAGAACCAGAGCCAGGAACTGTGTCTTGTAAATCTTGACCAATAGCAGGTTGTTGTTCACGAAAACGTGGAATATGAACTCTACGAATTCTTGTAATGTCTGCTACTGAACCAGTTGGTTTAGTTAACCGTACTGCGTAGGGTGTTGTTTCAGCCATTAAATACCAGCAAATAAAAATGGGTGAAGTGCTTCTTCACGTGCTCCTTCATACTTAGCAAGGTTTTGCCAAGCGCTATCTACGTATACGTATAACGATGATTGGTCAGTAGCAGGCACTGTCCCTGTACGAATGTATAAGTCACCTTGGTCTGCTGCTTCAGATGGGATAGCAGTACCAGTTCTGTGCGCCATGTTTAAGAACATGCGCTTATCAACAACACTTAATGCGCTAAATGCCACTCCAGATTTTCTATAAAGTGCATAAAGTGGAAGTTGGCTAGATAAAGGTGTTGGGAAAATAGGGTTGGTTGCGCTAGGCGTTCCTTTAACTACACCGTACTGATACGTTGACGCATCAACACGAGTTACAACAAGAAGGTCAAAACGTGCATCTGTTTCAGGTGCATCAAAAAGAACAGTGCTTGCAGATACATAACCATAGTGGTTATTTACATAAACATAGGATGCTGTCAGCGCAGCAGAACCGTCACCTGCTGAGTAAACAGTAATGTCTGCTCCCGAAAGAACACCATAGTTGTGATTACCTAGGATTTGAAAATCAAGCGAATCTGGTTCTGCTTGGTCAAGGCTCTGGATTGTTACTCCGTACTCGCTTGCATTAGGTACTGTAAATCCAGCCATTTAAACCTCAGAGGGTGTCGTAGATGTTGCCGTTCTTCTTCAAATATTCAAACAAACCACGTGGAAGTTTGTAACGCTTACCGTCATTAAACAACCATGTGTCTTGACCCCAAAACATTGTCCATGAACCTTTTACACGAGCACTAACAGTGTCGCTCTTTACTTCAGATTCAAGTTCTTCTGCTTGAGGAATTTCTGATACAAAAAGAATCTCATCTTCTTGCTCTACAAATTCTTTGATAACTGATTTCTTTTTTACTGCCACATTATTCTCCAATTGTGAAAGGGTTGGGGGAGTCGGGTTTTACCCCGACCCCCCAATACTAGTTGACTTAATTACGAGGAAGCGATTGCTCCACCCTTGGTGTTCAGCAACACACGTGATTCGTGTGTAATCATGCCGAAGCCCCAAATGGCGTACCAAGCGAGTCCATGCTCACGACCAAAGTCAATTACGCCACCGTCACGGAGTTCAACTGGCAATGCGATTGCATGTCCAAATGCGTTGTCTCCAATCATGATTGCGTTGTACGACTCTGCGTTCATTGCTTGCGTACCCGATGCTGACGAGTCAATGTCTGCTGGACCTACGTTCTTCTTAACCTGAGTGGTTTCAATGAACACAACGTCATACAGACGACCAATTTCACCAAGCATGAAGTTGCCAGGTGCAGCGTACTTGGATACTTCAATGAATTCAGGCCAGTCACGGAGCGCACGGCTCTGTGATGGGTGAACGAAGCAAACGTAAGTGTCGCCAAGGCGTGGGATGTTCTGACCAGCGAGGATTTCAACAGCATCCTTGATGGTTGCAGGTGAGAGGTAACCTGGGTTACTTGCGTCACCCAAAGTGCCTGCATCGTAAGGAGCAATTGAACCACGGGTTGCACCGAGGGTCTTGCGACCAAACACTAGGTTTGGAGGAACTGCTGCGCCGCCACCAAATGGAATTGCGGTCTGGTAGAGGGTGTTGCGAGCCTGAATGTCCATGCTTTGTGCCATGTGACGACCAAGCAAACGGCTTGACGATGCCATAACGTCATCAAACGATGCGTTAAGGAGCAATTCGGTAACTGCAAGAGCCTGACCTTGTTCACCTACGGTGATTTGAATCTGTGATGCTGACAGAGCAACTGGCTCCATACGCACACCTTCATCAAGGGTTGCTCCTTCTGTTTCGTCTACAGCAAGGTTGCTGTAGCGCATGAAGTTGATGGTCAAACCAGGTTGTACACCAAGTTCGGTCTTCTTCACTGCAAACTGTTCAAAGCGAAGAACAGGCATTGCCTGGAACAAGATTTCCTTGGACCAGATAGTTTGAATTGCTGGGGATAAAGCGGTGTCGCTACTGTAACCAGTTGAACTAATGTTCGCTGTTGCAGTAATCGCACCACCTGTTGGTGCTGGAAATGCCATGATGTCTCCTTAAGTGACTATGGATAGATTATTTAAAAACGACCTTTAGGTCGTGAACTTAAAAGCCTGTCTCGCATTTTAACATACTGGTCCATTGTCATATTACGGATATCATCCGCATTCAATGTTTGGTATTCCGTTTGAGTTTCCATTGGCCCAACGGATGGTGACGTTACCGCCACACCCTTAACACGACTTGGTTGAGTCGCTTGTTGGATACTCTCAATAATAGCAGCACTCCGTTGACGAAGGATTTCCACTGATGCTTCAACCTCTTCTGGGGTGTTGCCTGCGACCAAATCAATCAGTTCAGGAATGATTTCGTCTTGAGACTCGTGTACACGGCGCTGGCGGTAGGTTTCAACCTCACGCAACTGGCGCTCTTTATCTAGCAATGCTTGTTGTGCAGAACGCTCTGCTTCAATTTGGGCAAAGCGGTTTTGCCATTCAGCGTCAACATTTTTAATCTTGACGTTAAATTCATCTTCAGTTCGCTTGAGAAGTTCTTTTGCGCTCAACTCATCAAACTCACGCTGACGGCGAATTTCTTCTTCCTTACGGGCAATTTCTTGCGCCTCACGGATAGCCTTCTCACGGTCTTGAGCAAGAGATGTAACTTGCTCTTCCATGCTCTTGTATCGGCTTTCAGCCTCTTCAATGCGCTTGTAGAGTTTGTCTTTCTCTTGCTTACGGATGTTTTCTACTTCGTCTTCTGTGAAGACTTTGCCCTTTGGGGCAACTGTGTTTGCCTCCGCATGAAAGGCTTCTGTAGCCTCCACAGGGATGACAATTTCGTCATTACCTT